CTCATCACGAATCTGTGGATACTCTGATGCAATATCTTTTAATATTGACACAAGAATCTCTTGACGTTTTTCAATTTCCATCATCTCTTCAGCAAGTTCTTTGTTCTCAAGCAGACCAGCCTTCTGAAGCATATCAATACGCTTAGATTCAATATCCATTACAAGTTTAATAGCAGCAGTCTTTGCACTAAGATTGTTTGTCATTGATGCTTCATCAATAACTTCGTATGTACGAGATACTAACTTGCTGTAGTGTGTGTCTGCAGCAGCAAGTGCTTCTTTAGCACGAGCACGTATAGCATCATTAGCAGATGCCATAACCTTCCACTCATTTATAAGTGTTACAACCTTTTGTCGTGGAATTGATAATTGCTTTGAGATAACTGTTGGGTCATTACCTTTAAGATACTCTTCTACAACTTGATTGACCTGGTCAAGATGCTTAACTAGATCATCTTCCGTTGACATACTTACCCTCTAATCTATTTATCTCATCTTTAATGTAAAAAATTGCTTTCTCAAGATCCTGAATAGTTTTTGATTCGTCCTTGATTCCTGCTCTCCATAAATACTTAAATGCGTTTCCTATATTAAAGTTGCGATGTCTTGTAATCTGAATACACTCTACTCCAGAAGGATCTGTTGTGTAGTGTGTTGGATGGTTAACTTGATCAACTGTTATATTTAAATTCTCACTCATCGTCATCCTCCATCTCAAAAGTATCTGGCATCCCCTTTAAAGTTAAAGTTGCATACGAGATACCCACTGCTGCTACCAGTGATACTACAAATAAAATATATTTAATCTTTTTCATCGTTTTGACTTCCTTAATCCAAATTTAGCAAGGTAAACATAGACTGTCTCTAGAGAACATCCACATTCCTTTGCAATCTCTTCTGGTGTTTTTTTATCCATAAGATAACGCTTACGCATAAAGGTTTCACTTGTATATAGTTTAGCAGCCATGATATTATTTGTCAACTCCTGGTACCTTCCAGTCAAGGTCTTCTCTTTTTACTGGCTCTTGATCTTTGATACCCATCATATGCTGATAGCCATCAATCTTGTCATATTCTGGATTATATCTTGTCATCCCTAAAGGAATACCGCTTCTTCTGCAATATTCTTGTGTAACTGATAAAGGAATGTCCCCATATATTCCTTGCAATCTTCCAGAAAAAAGCAAATTAAGTTTTAGCATTGCCTTCCTTGAATGCTCCCAATGATCCTTTTTCTTATCATCTGCCCACGGTCTTGCAGTATTATATCTGCTCAACTTTTCTCCTGGGTACTGCCTTGAAAGATGGTGATATGAAAAAATTTTTGATGTTGCAAACATTCTCCATCCTCTACCCCAAGACTGTAGGGATACATATGGCTCTTCTCCATTAAAGTTCATTTCTGGATCTAGAGGAACTTCATCGATATAAGATTTTTCTGCAAAGCACCATGTAAAATGTACCCAGTAGTTTTCATGAACATCATCATCTTCAGGAGGAATGCTTCCAACAGGAAACCAGTAACCTGGAATAAAATCTGTAACCTGCTGCAATCTTGGATCCCATCCAGTTATGGAAGGATGATATAAATTTGTCTTTACTTTATCTTTAAATCTAATAGACCAGTCATCGTTATACTCAAAGTCTGGAGGACAAAGAGTTAGGACGGCTTTACCAGTCTCAGATTTTGCTTTTGCTTTTGCATACTCTTCTAAACATGTCACATCCCAGTCTTGCTCAAACCTAGTGTGTCCACAAATAAAAAGAACATAGTCATATTCAAATGGCAAATCTTTTGTTGTTAAATCTCTTGCCCAAAGAATTCCTCTATACTCAGAAAGATCAAATTTTCTATAAAGAATCTGCTCTTCTGGAACAAAACTTAAATCTGAATAAAATTCTGGAAAGTGCTCTTCTACTATAGAAAAGACCAAGTCCCCTTTATTTTTTGCCTTGTTGTAACAGTCTAAAACTGTTCCTGTAAGATCTCCTTCTTTGTATGAGATTATTGATATTAGTATTTTCATATAGCCTTCTCCCAGTTTTTAATTGCCCAATGACCTATACCACATGCATCCGCAACATCGTTGTCTGTAATAGTTCTGTCATAGATTGTATTGATAAATCTAATTGTTCTTTCTTTCCTTAAGTTTCTCTCATAGGTCTTGTACCATGACTCTGACTTCCCTGGATTTTGTGACCTTATATACAACTGCTCATCTTTTGATATTTTTTTATTTCCAATATAATTCTGCCAAGTTATGGGAGATACTTTACCTATAACCTTTGTTCCAGACTGACCTGCTGATCCAAGAATTGCTCCTTGAACTAGTGCAAGATCTGCAGCAGTCTTTGGACTATTCATAAAGACGGTATGCTCAATGACTATTGCTTCAAACCCACCGTATATATCAAAAAATGCTTTTACCTTTTTACCAGCATCCATAACCTTTTCATAAACATCTTTTCCTTCAAAATTAATCTTTCCTACAGATTCAAGATCTTCCCCAGCAAATAAAGCAAAAGCAAGACTATTTGTACTTGCATCAATAGAACATATCTTGTGTGGCTTTAGTTCTAGGCCCCACTTATTTTTTACCATTTGTTTTGTCCTTAATCTTCTTCATTGCTTTGCTTACTGCATCTGGATTTACAGAACAAGATGAACACACAGGGTGATCATTGTATATTGAAAGTGGTGCAGAACAAGACTTGCATAGCCTTGTTTTGCCCTTTCTTTTTAATCTTTTTGACTGTAAATACCTTGCAGCAATTTTTTCTTTTGTTGCAAGTTCTCTACATTCAACAGAGCAATATATTTGGTAAGATACAGATTGCTGAAATTGTCTATCGCAAAAGTTACAGTGTCTCACTCAGGATCTCCAAGGGTGCTATTTTTAACACGCCTGGACCTGCAGACTCACATGCTTTTTTAATTGGGCATGACTTGCATATCTTGGAGTTTGATCTATAGTTTTTGTTTGGCAAGGTTCTATCTTCCCATGTCTTTCTAACTAGTCTCATCCAATCAAATGCCTGGTCTACCCACCGACGGTAATGATCGTTCACATCTACAGGTATCAAAAGAAGTTCATGATTGTTTTTATTTTCATAAATCATGACACCTGTTGGCTTTTTTAAGATTTTCATATAGATAAGTAGTTGCATCAAGTGACCAGTCTTGGCCTTTCCAGATGCCTTTCTATATTCAAACCCTTCGTTCATCATTGTTTTAATTTCACCAATGAGTTCTTCTCCCTGCCAATTAAACATAACATCACCATATCCAAAGATAGGTGGGTCATCGTGTTTAATCTTAAACTCTGTAGTCGCTTCGTTATCTTCATCACGAAAGACTTTTACAATTCCAGCGTTCATCATTGCATTTTGAATTCTTGCATGTGATAAAGTTCCAGCAGTCATGTTTGCTGATGCGTATGCATCTGCATTATCTTCAAACACCTGACCATCAAATGCAAGGTACCAATATCTTGCACACTCTCCATGACCATAGGCAATGGTTGATGGTGCAAAGGTTTTCTTTGTTGTATGCTTATCTACACGAGTAATCGTATAGCCTTCTTTAATCTTTGCTTCAAGTCCCGCTATATCCATGCGGTGAATCGGCTTTTCTTCTGGCTTGATCATAACTGTATGTAGTAAATTCTTTGTCATAGTTTTCTCGTTTCCGTTAGTATAAGTATAGCAGATTATCGGGTTATGTACTTCAGTGCTGACACTAGATTATTAATAGACTCTGCTGCAGTATAATAAAGGTTCTTTTTCCCACGATCTGATTTATCTACATTTGCCATCCATGTTGCCTTAAATGCCATCTTTGCTGCTATTGCCTGTAGCCTTACGATCTCAACTGTTGCTACATTTAAGGGAATATCTGGCTTTATAATTATCTTGGCAATAAAGGTTAAAGCCGTAGTTAACTCCTCATCCTGCATATAGTCTGCTATCTCTGCCAAACCATTTACCATGTCTATTGTTGTTTGTTGCTGTTCCATTATTCCTCCACTAGATCTTCTAATATGCTCATCTCAATTATAGCAAGTCTTACTTTAGAGTTACCCTCGCCCATTACAACCACTATGGCTGGGTCTTTGCCATTCTTCATGGCATCTGTGGTAGCCTTTGCCCATACCTCTTTATTTAAGGTAAAAGACTTTCCAACCTCTTTAAAGTCTACAACAAAATTTTTCCAAGAAGCATCCCCCTTTTGGGTATTACGACCAGAGTTTTTGTGCTGCTTGGCACCTATCCTCTTAGACTCACTCTTCTCCGTCAAAATCCTTCTTCTTTCTTCTTCCAAGATAAACTTTGCTTAAGTGTTTATCTTTGCACATCCAAGTCATTTCTTTTGTCTCTGCATAAAGTCTTAAGGATGTTACCTCTGCCTTACATTCATGACAAATAAACTTACCATTATAAACTGTGTAACTAGCCATTTAGTTTAGCCTTGATTGATTCTTGCAAGTCAAGATCCTCTCTCACACGATTAACGAATGCTTCCTTGCCTTGGACCTTTGTACCATCAGGAAGAATATACCAGGCTCCTGTACGCTCCACAATACCGTTTAGTTCTGCGGTAGTAACCAAATCACCAATGGTATCAAGACCAATATCGTCACCTCTAAAATAAAAATCATACTCACCAGACTGGAACCCTGGAGAGGTTTTGGAGAACTGGAGTTCCCACTTAATAGTTCTACC